CTTTGCGGGCTACACCGGATCGAACGTCAAGTTCACGGTTGATTCGAGCTACAACCTAGCGCTAGCTGCTGGGCTCTCGGTTGGCTCCAACGTCGGCGGCAGCGGTAGCACGGCGTTCTCGTACACCATTGGCGCGGACCCTCTTGCGACCGTCACTGCCGGCGGCTTCGTACAGGTCTACGGATCGACCCATGCCACGCTTCCTGGTGTAGTGACTCTCGGGAACAGCAGCACGACGCGGATGCGTCTCGACTCCAACGGAGACTTCCTTCAAGTCTCCTCCGGGAGCATCGGTTATGGCACTGGCAGCGGCGGCAGCGTCACGCAGACAACGAGCAAGTCAACCACCGTCACGCTGAACAAGCCATGCGGGCAGATCACGATGCACAACGCCGCTCTCGCCAGCGGCGCAACCGTTCAGTTCCTACTGAGCAACACATTGATCGGTTTGAATGACACAACGATCACCCTAACTCAAAACGAGACGGTATCAGGGGCCAACTACAACATCTGGGGCGCCGTAGGCACCGATTACTGTCGAATCATGGTGAAGAACGTTTCTGGCGGCTCCCTCTCTGAGGCAGTCGTCATCAACTTCGCCATCAACAAAATCGCAACGTCGTGAGTCTCGGCCTAGACAGCGACGCAGAAGCCGCCGCCACATCGACGGCGCGTGGCTTTCATTGGCTGGTGGAACTGGAGTTCACCGGAGGCACGGTGTACTTCACGACCAGCGCAGTCGCCATTGATTGGAATGGGCACACCTACATCGCCAGCGGCGGCGGCGTGGAGGTGTCGGCCGTCTCTGCATCAGAGAACACGGCCGGCGAGAAGATCACATTGTCCGTGCCGGTCGTGAACTCGGCGTTTCTCGCATCGACGCTGGACCCAACGACCTACCGCGGGCGTGCCATTCGCCTGTACGGCCAGTTCATCGACTCCACGTTCAAGCCGGCAGGCGAGCCGAAGCTCAGTTGGCAGGGCTACATGGAGCCGGTGCGCATCGAGCGCAAGCCGTCGCAGGACGGCCCTAGCACGGGGCGAATCGTTCTGCCATGCACGCGCGCCGGGATGGCCCGTGCGCGCAACACGGATGGCCTACGACTGAGCGATGCCCAGCAGCAAGCTGAGTTCGCCGGGGACAAGTTCTATGAGTACATCCCCACGCTGCTCGACAAGCAGCAGCAGTGGCTGTCGAGGCGCTGGCAAGCCTCGTTTGAGTGATGGCCTCGCTCGCCGCCTATCTCGCCTCGTTCCCGGCGTTCGACTGGGAGCGCTCGAACTGCTGTCACTTCGTGGCCGGCTGGCTGCGTGCGAACGGGCAGCCCGACCCGATGGATGGTCTGCCTGTGACGCCAGACCTGATGGCTACACGCAGGTTGTTGCGCGACCTCGGCGGCTCGCTGCTTTCCGCTTGGTCGCTGCGCCTTGGCCGCGAGCCGATCCCTGCCGCATTGGCGCAGACCGGCGACATCGTGCACATGGATCTGCCAGACGGTGCGGCGGTCGGCATCTGCAACGGCCGGCAGGCGGTGTTCCTCATGGCTGAAGGTGGATTCATGTTCGAGTCGATGGCGAACGCCTCGCGCGCCTGGAGGCTAAAGTGCGCCTGAAGCAGACCGCCATCGCTCTAGCGCTTGGCCTTGCGTCGGCGCCGGCTATGGCCGACCCGATCACATTCGTTGCCAGCCTGGGGGCGATCATCGGCGGCACGGCGGCAGCGTTCGTCTACACCTACGGCGCCTACATCGCATTTGCCGCCTACTCCATCTCTCAGTCGGTGCGTGCGCGCAAGAAGGCACGCCGGGCAGCGGCGGAGGCGCGAGCCCAGCGGATCGCAAGCCTGCAGGACAGAAGCCACACGCTCCTGAGCGCGACGCCATCGTGGCGCGTCATCTACGGCCGCTGCATCACAGGCGGCGACGTGGTGGCGATGTTCACCAGCGACAAGACCGCGACGAATGAGGATGGCACCTCCTACACCCGGCCGGACGGCATAAAGCACCTGGTGGTTGAGATCGCGCACCACGAGTGCGAGGCGATCCACGAGATGTTCGTTCAGGGCACGCCCATCGGCCAGGTGGACGCCGACGGCTGGGCGACGGGTGGTGCCTTCTTCTCGACGCGCACGGAAACGCGCAAGGTAACCGTTTCGGCCGGCAGCTTTGTAGACGTGGCCGAGCCGGTGGTGAGCATCCTCAACGGCTACTACTACGACGCTTCGCTGTCGGATAACGTCAGCGTCACGCCGACCCTGAGCAACGGCAATACCAGGATCACGAACCCGGACGGCACCAACGCGATCACGGTCGATTACACGGTCTCGTCGGGCCGCTCGGTGATCCGCTACAGCAAGCATCTCGGCACCGATTCGCAGACGGTTGACACCTATCTGAACAGCGTCAAGCCGACCGAGTGGACTAGCGCCCATCGTGGCCGCGGGCGGACGTACGTGACCGTCACGATGGACCTGGACGACAAGCGCTTCCAGGGCGACCCAACGAGTTTCTTCACGTTCGATGTGTCAGGCCGCAAGGTCTACGACCCGCGCACAGGGACAACGGCGTGGAGCGACAACCCGGCGCTGTGCATCCGTGACTGGCTGACGAATCAGTGGGGCTACAACGTCACCGACGCGGATATCGACGACACCTACACGAACGCCGCCGCCAACGCCTGCGATGTGTCCATCACGCTGAACGACGGCAACGGCGACTACACGGGAAAGACCTTTACCTGCAACGGCACGCTCACCACAGATCAGTCCAAAGAGGCGGTACTGGATGATCTAGAGGAGTCGATGGCCGGAAGCGTGGTCTACGGCGCGAAGTGGCAGATCATGGCCGGCGCGTGGACCGCTCCGGTAACCCTTCCGGGTGATCCTGGGTCAGATCGCATCGGCGTCAGCTTCACCGTCGGCGAGTCGATGATTGGGTCAATCGCTGGCGGGCTGACGGACGACGACCTTGATGGACAGATCGACATCGTGCAGGCCGGCGCCCCGATGGACGAACTCATCAACGGCCTGCGCGGCACCTACATTCCATACACCGTGCCAGTGGGGACGGCCAGCGGCTACCAAGCCAACGGGGCGCATTCGGTCAACGCAGCGACCATCGCATTGGATTCTGGTTCTGGCACGATAGTTGCCGGCAACTCGGTCTCATTCGCTGGCGACGACAACCTGTATGAGGTGACGACAGGTATTGCTGGCGCTGGGTCAATCGTCATCCAGTCACCGGGCCTGCTCCGGGCGGTGGACGACAACGCCGCGGTCTCGGTCTACGCCACGCCCAAGGCGACGCCGGTTGACTTCCGCCCCCCATATCAGAACAGCACGTTCGTTTCGGACGATGGTGTGGAGTTGTGGTCCGACATCACGCTCCCATTCACCAACCGGCCGGCGCGCTGCCGCAACATCGCACGCATCATGGTGGAGCGCAACCGCTCCTCCCTGGTGATCCGCTATCCGGCGAAGTTGCGGGCATGGCCGCTGCAGGTTGGCGACCGCATTACGGTCAACTCAACGGAGTATGGCTTCGTTGACAAGGTATTCCGGGTCACGGACTGGAACTTCGGCTTGACCTCCCCGGTCTTGCTGACGCTGCAGGAGGACGCGGAGGAAATCTACGACTTGGCCGACGCGGCGACAGCCGATCCGACGCCGAACACCGCGCTGCCCAATCCACGCAGCGTTTCTGCCCTATCCGGCTTGGCTGCTTCCAGTAGCAGTTCCACCTCGCTGAAGTCGAACGCTGGCATCCTGGTTCCGCGCGTTTCTGTGACCTGGACGCGCACGACGGACCGCTACGTGATCGAAGGCGGGTACATCGAGGTGATGTGGCGCGACGGGACCACTCCGTGGGTGAGGCAGGATGAGCCTGGGGACGCGACCGGCGCCTACATAGTTGGGCCGAAGCATGGCGACAGGCTTGTCATCAAGGTCCGCGCCGTTAACGGAACGGACGACAAGGGGCCATGGTCTGTAGTCGCACACACGGTTAGTGGGGCAACGGCGATCGACACGCCGCAACTGGTTGATGAGGCTGCCACGGAGCTTGTCACCTACGTGAGTTCGGCCGGAACGCGGACGTTCACAAATACCGCTGCGGTTGAGTCGGTGGCCTTCACGACTCCGGCCCCCAACGGCTGCAAGGTTGTTGTCACGGCATTCCTAGAAGCGAGCGTAGACATCGCTGGCGGGGCTGGCAGCACTGGATACGCTGCCGGCTACCTTTCGCGCCTATCGATCTTCGACGGCTCGATTGACACGTTCGGCGCGGCCGCGGCCTACAGAACCGACCGCACGCCGTACACGCTCCGCGGAGAGTTCGACTACACGGGGTTCCCGAATCAAAATCTGTTTGTCCGCGTCAGACATAACGCTCCTAGTTCTCCGGCAGCGACGGTGACGTACCACGAGAATCCGCGCATACTCATAGAGCTGATAAAGAAATGACCTGGTACTTCTACCATCTGCAAGATGGTGTGTTCACTGGTGGTTCGTACAGCGGCCCAGAGCGGATGCTTGCCCCAAACATGCCGGAAGGTTGCGCCGCGATGCAGCGCACGGCCGACCCGACTGCGACCCTCAGGGTGGATATCGAGACTGGCGAACTGGTTGCATACGCGCCACCAGAGCCGAGCGAGGAAGCCATTGCGGCTAGCGCCAGAGCGACCCGCGACGGGAGGCTAAGGGATAGCGATTGGGTTGTTGTGCTGGCGTCCGAGCGCGCTCGCGCGATGCCGAAGGAGTGGGCGGACTACCGGCAGGCTCTGCGTGATGTGCCGCAGCAGCCCGGCTTCCCGTCAGCCATTCAGTGGCCCACACCGCCGGAGAACTAGAGGCAGGCGGGCGGGCGCGGAATCACGTTACAGCCGGTAGGCTGGATCGTGGCCGATCGCTCCTCAAGCTGGTCGGGCTCGTCGATCTCCTGCCCATCGCCTCCACCGCCGCACGCAGCCACCAGCACGAGGGTTGAAAGAACCGCGACACGGTACAGAATAGAGACAGCCACGATGCCCTCCTTCGGCGTTAGTGGTTAGAGGCCCCGGTAGCGATTAGCGGTCGTTGCCGGGGCCTCGCTACTTTCGGCGCCAGCGGCACATTTTGCTATCCCCAATATGGGTGCGGGCCGTACTGCATGCGCGGCATTTTCACGCTTCCGCGCCAAGGCTGACAGGTTCCGCCCTTAATTTGTCAGCGCCCCACGGGAACCATGCCCATGGTTGGGGGCGTTCGTCCCCGCCAAGACAGGTGGCGACGCGGCAATGACACTCCCCTTCTATCAGGGACAAATCCCGACCGCTGACGACTTCAACGCGCTGTCGGTCGCGAGCCACCTCGTCGATACATCCGACGCCGCGAAGGGCGCCGCACTCGTCAAGTCGAAATACGATCTGATCTACCCGGTGAAGTCGCTGGGCCTGGCGAGCTACGGCCGGCCGCCGTCGACCTGGGCGATGACCGACGCCGAGGTGGCCGATGTGCTGTCGAACACCGGCAGCCTGAACGTGGCCGCGGCACTAAACACCATCATTGCAACCGGCTACGAAATCGACTTTACGCCTGGTACCTACGGGATCGGCGTGCCTCTCACACCGATGACGCAGCAGACGCTCGCGGGGCGCAAGCGCGAAAAGGCCATCATCAAGGCGCTGGCCGGCTTCTCCGGCTCGGCCATGGTCAGCTACCCGAGCGGCGCCTACTCGGGCGTGACGATCGAATACCTGAAGCTCAACGCCAACAGCATCGCCGCGCGCTGCCTGGAGATGATCGGCGTTTCGCAGGGGGCGGTCGATCAGATCATCGTCCGCGATGTGGCGATGTCACTGGCGACTGCCAGGCCGTTCCACCTGGAGAACCTGACCTACTGGGAACTCGACCACGTCATTACCAACAGCGGCACTGACGGCGCGTTCCTGAAGTCGTGCTTCACCGGCTCGTCGAAGAACTGCGTCCACTACCACGGGGCACGTGCGGCGCTCATCCTGGAGAGCTGCTCGGACAACGTGCTGTCGCACTTCGTCTGCTTCAACAACTCTGGCACCACCTCCACAAGCCTGCTGGAGGTTGACGGCGGGCACGGAAACGTTTTCCGCGACTACACGCTGGAGCCGCAGGGCGCGAGCAACGTCACGCAAGAATTGCTGATCAACGACACGGTGACAGGCAACTGCACCGGGCACGAGTTCATCAGCGGCCAGCACATCGGCCTGGCGAACACGAAAACGCGCTCCATCGTCATCGGCTCATCCGGGACGATCTATCAGACGCTGTTCGAGAACATGCGGGTCATCAAGCCGACGAGCAATGACTCGGTGTTGCTGACGGCCCAGCAGGAAACCAAGTTCAAGAACTGCCGCGATCAAGTCGCATACGACACGCCGACCTTTGCCAAGTTGACGGTCACGAACAGTTCTGGCAGCCCGTACAACGCTGACCACACCCAAGACCTCACGGTCACGCTCAACGGGAGCACTGGCGACCCGACATCGCCTACTGCGGTGGGCGGCTTCGTCGCCCCGGCGATCAAGAACCACACCTCATTCCTGCTGGAGCACAACTTCGGCGCCATCAACTGGTCTGCGGCCGGCACCGGGACGTTTCGAATCACGCTTCCCTTCAGCGTCACCGGCCATGTGATCGTCGGCCCCTGCACCCTGTTCCCAACGGCCGTGGTTGGCTATGTGAACGGGACGGTAGTCACGTTTTACCCGATCAACTCCAACACCGCGCTCACCTGGGCATCTGCGGTTGCTGGTGGATCGCTCGCGATCTCCATCGTTGGGTTCACGTCGTCGTGATGCCATGACAGAGCACATGCATCACTTGTGGGACGGCCTCCGCCACCTTTGGGACGGTTCGGTCCTCTGGCTCCACATCATGTGGAAGTGGCTGCTTGGCGGCGCCACGGCGTTCACGCTGACCCAGGTTAAGGAGGGATTGGGTGTGGCGCTCACGGCGGTCCTCATCGTCGTCGGCGTGCTCAACGCAATCAAGATCTGGCGCGAGATAAGGAAGTCGCAATGAGCCTTTCCGAAGTCATGCGCTCGTGGCTCCTGGCCCCAATCCTCGATTCCATCCACCAACTGTCTAGGACGGTTTCCATGAACCAAGCTGAACTTCTCGAGTCCCTCAACACCCTGAACGCTGCGGTTGCCAAGGTCGGCACCGAGACCGAGGCCCTGATTGCCGAAGTCGCTGCGCTGAAGGATGCCGTGGCCGCTGCCGGTCAAACCACCCCCGAGGTGGACGCCGCGCTCGCCGCAGTGGCCGCCCGTGTCGCCGGCATCGATGCACTGGTCCCGGACGCCGAGCCGGCTCCCTGAACCATGAAGCTGGTCAGCAACGCCGGCAAGGCGCACCGCATGTACTGCGTGGTCGCGGCGGTGCTGCTCGGCTTCTTCGACACCGCCTATGCCGCTGACTGGTGGGGGCTTGGCGCAAACATCGCGCCGAACGTCTTTGCCGCCATCAATGCTGTTGTCGCGACCTTGGTGATTCCGCTTCTGCGGGTCATCAAGCAATTCCCGACCGGCTTCGAAGAGACGCAACCGATGAAGGACGACGCATGAGACGCACCCTCGTTCTTCTGAGCAGTAAACGCACCCTCTTACTCCTGTCCATCGCGGCTCTGTTGGTGCAATTGCTGCCCGGCTGCTCCACGCTCAACGGCTACGGCATCGGCGGCGAGCCGGTGCTCATGTGCAAGCACCGCGACAGCACCGCGCACATCGACGACAAGCTAGCCGGTCCATCCGACGTGCATGCCTCAGTGGTGAGGCGATTTCGCGATGCGGACTCGCTCTGCGCCAAGCCGGCAACTCCGGCTGCCTCGTCCATCCAGTAGGAGCCAGTCACCATGAAGCGAATCGCCGTCATCGGAATCACTGTGGCGGCGACCGCTGCCGTCATGGTCTGCGCAGTGTTCGCAGCCTGCTCCGTACAGGTGGACATGTTTGGCGAAGGTGTCTTACTCCTTGGCAGCAAACAAGGCAAGGAGTGCGCAGAGGGCGGTGGATGCGCCATCGTCTCCAAGCGTGAGATGCGTCTGATCGAGCAGGCCATCAGAGCGCAATCCACACGCGGATCCAGCATATGAGCCGGACCGTCGGCGCGCTGGGATCGTTCGTGGTTCACGCTGCGCTGGTCCTGGCCTTGCTGCCGGGAGAGCGTGCCGGTGGCGCAGATGGCGTGCAGGCGGTAGCCCGGCAGCAGGATGGCGAAGAAGACTTCGCGATGCAGCTTCTCCCAAGCCCAACGGGCGACGGAGATGGACTGGCGTGCCCGGCGTTCTACCGTGGCGTCGGGGTCGTGCATGGCGCCAGCTACGTGCTGGAGATTGCGCCCGGCAGTCCTGCGGAGCGAGCCGGGCTCCAGGTTGGCGACAAGTGGCTCAACCTAGATTCGTTTTCGCGCGATTCCTATGAGATAGGCAAGCCCATGACGTTCCGCATCGAGCGGCACGGCCAGCGGCTGGATCTGCCTGTGACTATCGGTCGAATTTGCTACGTGGTGCCGGAATGATGGATGACCTACGGCGACAACTCGCCCGCCAGCTGAAGTCCGATGAAGGGCTGGTCCTCCATGCGTATCAGGACAAACTTTCGTATTGGACCATCGGCTATGGCCGGCTGATCGATGAGCGCAAGGGCGGCGGCATCAGCGAACAGGAGGCCGAGTACCTACTCGGCAACGACATTGAGCGGACGCTGCGGAGCTTGGAGAAGGCGCTGCCATGGGTTCGACGACTCAACGAGCCGCGGCAGGGTGCGTTGCTGAACATGGCGTTCCAGATGGGCGTCGGCGGATTGTTGGGCTTCGAGCAGACGCTGGGCGCCATCCGTGATGAGCGCTACGCCCATGCCGCCCACCTCATGCTCATGAGCAAATGGGCGACACAGACGCCGAGGCGGGCTCGGAAGATGGCGCGCCAAATCGAAACCGGCGAATGGCAAGGTTAGCCATGATTACCGACCGCCTCACAGACCAAGAGCGCGCCGCAGTCGAACTCGCGCTTGAAAAGACCTTCGCGCAGACCAACGAGGAGCGATTGGCGGCCGAGGTCGCCATCTGGCGGGCAATGCACATCGACAGCAACAAGCTGCAGTTGCTCGCGCACGTTGGTGTGAAGGCGATCCACGACGAGCGCGCCCGGCAACAGCGCATGCGGGCAGCGCAGGCCAAGGCGACGCCGCAATCATGGCGCTCCTGACAGACGCCGACGTGGCGGAGTACTGGCGCCATCTGAGGGCATGGCAGATCAAGCTCGGCCTCCAGGATTGGCGCATCGTCTACTCACCCATCCCGGCTAAGAAGGCCATGGCCGAGATGGACAAATGGGACTGGCTCCAGCGGCAAGTCACGGCCCGGGTTGGCAGGGACTGGAAGTCGTCGCCGATCAACAGCGCCACGCTGGAACAGACGGCAGTGCATGAGTTGCTCCACGTCCTGCTCTACGAGTTGGTGCAGGAGGCGAAGAACCCGCACGCGACAGAAGATGACCTTGGCTCGAAGGAGCATCGTGTCATCAACGCGCTTGAGCAGCTTTTGGTCCCCGGAGGCGAGTGATGCCGGCGCCGACCTACCTGGTGGACGAAAAGCTCAAGACATGGGCAACGCCGCGTCAGGTCGAGTTCATCGACGCCATCAATGCTCACGGGTCGAAGCGCGCTGCGGCAAAAGCGCTGGGGGTCAACTACTCGTCCGTCCATCAGGCCATTGAGTTGGTTATGAAGAAGGCCGCGATCTTCGGGTACTCGCCGGAGCATGACCTTCGCCACCCGGCAGCGCCTGGGCAGCGCCTGCGCGGCGCCAGCCATCTCTACAAGGAAGGCCAAGCCGAGCCGGTTCTCACCTGGGTCAAAACCGAGCGTGACAGCGCTCAGTCAGAAGCTATCCTGCGAGAGTTCGTCGAATACCTGACCAAGGACGCGAAAGGGCTGTCGCCGGCAGTGGAGTCGCCAGCGCACTCCTACCCTGATCTGCTGGCCGTCTACCCATGGGGCGACCCACATTTCGGCATGTATGCGTGGGCTCGCGAGTGCGGCGATGCATTCGACCTTGAGGTTGCGGAACGCCTGACGCTCGGTGCGGTTGACAGGCTTGTTTCGGCCGCGCCGCCAGCCGAAACCGCCGTCCTGCTGCCGCTCGGCGACTTTTTCCACGCCAACGATCAGAGCAACCAGACGCCGGCACACAAGCACCAATTAGACGTTGACTCGCGCTACCCGAAGGTGCTGATGATCGGGATCAAGGCGGTTCGTCACGCCATCCTGCGCCTACTGGAGAAGCATGCCCGCGTCATCGCCCGGTTCTAGCCAGGGAATCACGACCCAGAGGCCAAGTGGGCGCTGGCCCTGACAATCGCCGCCTACTTCGAAAACAACCCGCGCGTCACGGTGGATCTGACGCCTGGGAAGTTCTGGTATCACCGGTTCGGCAAGGTGCTCATCGCCTCAACACACGGCGACACGGCGAAGCACGCGACCCTTGGCGGCGTCATGGCGGCCGACCGCCCGGAGGACTGGGGCGCCACGAAGCATCGGTACTGGTACACGGGCCACATCCACAGCAGCACGGTCACCGAATTGCCTGGCGTCGTCTGCGAATCATTCCGCACGCTGGCCGCGAAGGACGCCTATGCCGCCGGCCACGGCTACCGGGCAGGGCGTGACATGCGCCTGATAGTCCACCACCGCGAGTACGGCGAGATAGAGCGGCACCGCGTGGATGTGGGAATGCTGGAGTCCACAAGCCATGACCTGTAATCCCACCATACAAGCCGCAGCCGATCTCATGGCCGTAGCCGAGTCCACTCGCGGAGTTCCTGGGGCCTGGCATGCTGTCAACGGACTGTGGTGCTGGATTCCTGCCGAAGCAGATCACGCCGACATCGGCCTGATGCGAGAGGCGCTGCACAGACACGAGCTTGACAGGCTTGGTGATGCTGCGCGGTATGACCGGCTTGCATCATGATGGATGTCATCGCTGTCCTGCTGGTCGTCGTCGGCTTTGCCATTGGCTGGTGCCTTCGCGGCTGCCACGAAGACGAGAAGGCGGCACAGCGGATTGAGCGCGCCAAGGCCGCTAGTCAGGCAGTTTCACCTCGGCGCCAAGCTTTGACCACTCGGGGCGGCCGATCTTCATGACCCAGAGGTGGTGAACCTTCACCAGCACCCCCACAGCCCGCTTCGCGCCACGCCTACGGGCTTCGTCGATTGCCAACTCCAGGTCGATCCCGTCGAAGTCATCATCCAGATCAATCTCCACGACTACTTTGGTCATGTCGTTCCTTTCGGCGGTGGGGTGGGGCGCTTGCG